GTTAGGATATAAACTAGCAGATCCATATGTCTGCACTGTATTTCTTGTACGAGATGACCAAATTAAATCTTGATTATTAGTTACATTTAAAATTTCAAAAGGTGCACCTTCCGCACTAGCTAACACTGTACTAATACTTGGTTGAGTGCTTTCTAATGTAATAGATGGACTTGATACTAATTCACTATTTGAATATGTGCCGGCATAGAATGCACCATAATAACCACTTGGTTGCCAATCAATCACTTGACTGTTATATGTTGTTCTATCAAATTTTAATCTAATGCTGTTTTCTCTTACTGGTATAGCACTTGATATGCAACTTGCAACAGCACCAACGCTAAAGTTTTGATATCCTGTTCCTGTTGATATCAATGGTATACGACCATCATCGTTGATACAATTTAAATATGATTCATATAATGCAACAACAATATTTGGACTAGATTCTAATACGTTGACAAAATATCTTTCACCTGCAATTAATCCACCTATAACAGTTGCACCATCTGCAGGAGTATATACAACTAAATCACCTGTTGTTAGTAATGGAGTTATTAAATCAAGTGTGTTATTAGTTGTATTAACCTGTGTGCTACTTATAGTAACAACGAATGCAGGATCAATAACAATCTTTGGTAGTACAGCATAACCTTGTCCTGGGTTAGTAACAGTAACGCCAATCACTTTATCCAAATTCATAATGGCTGTGAATGTCGCTTGTACTCTTGGTGCAGGATAAATTGTTGTGTCAATATAAGCAGTAATTTTTGGTGGGTTAGAATATCCTCTACCTGTGTTCAACACTAATACCGGCGGTAGATTCATTACTATTGGTTCACCGGGTATATGCTGTGTGATAGCAGTACCATTATACCCACGTGATAAACCTAATAATTGCCCAGTTGCTAAATTTACATTTGAATACGAAATATCTTCACCGTTGATTGTTATCACACCGGTTACTGGGAAGCCTGTTATGTTATTAACATAACAAGAATTTGTATTAAATGCCAAATAAGATTCTAATGTTGATATTGGATATGAATTTTCACCAATAATGCTTAATCCATAATTGTTGAACCACTGCACATATGCGCTTTGTTGCCATATCGGATCAGTTGGTAAATATTGATTATCCCCGCTTGGATTAGAATATACCAATTCAGGAGTAATAAATTGTTTAACAGTATTATTATATTGTGCTGGTAAATCGAAATCAGTTATGTAACCTTCATATACATCTGTTTTTGTATATGCAAATAAGAAATCTTTAATAACAACGTGATAAGGTTTAACTTCATTGATATAACCCTCTAGAAATATTTGGTTATCACTTTGAAATACTTGTAACGGAATTAGTTCACGAATAGTATGTGAAACGTCAACCAATGATGTTTTATTTAACCACGGTAAGAAGTTTTGATTTTCTATTGTCTCTGATTGGATGTATTCAAACAACAGTATTAAACCTGTATTTCTGAAGGGTAGTAAACTGTCAGGTAGTTCTTCGTTTAATGCACGAATGATATAACGTGTTTCTTCACTTGGATATGTGTCATATGGGGTAGTATCATAGAAGTTGTTACCAAAACCAATAGAATTATTTGCATAATCATATATTGCACTACTAATTTGAATTGTACCGTATTGCAAACCAATACGAACCCACCCCAATGCAGTATCTAAAACATATGTTTCTTGGAAACCGTTACCATTTTGTTGAACACTTGCAATTGTCCCTGGAGGAACATTTAGTGTTGACAAATCAGCATATATAGGTACTTGTACACTGGCTCTTGTGTTATTATTATATCCTGGTGCCCACCAGTTAACATTTTCAACATAGTTACCCACATCGTAGAAAGGTAATTTAGTAGAAGGATTAGTCTCACCCACTTTATATAGGAAAACGCTATTAGCTATTTCATTGAACGGGTACTGAAGTAACACGGCATTTGCCCCGTTGATATAATTGTTTAATGCGCCCAATCTATCATAGAAGAAACTTTGTCTTGGTCTTACTAGTACACCAGTACGTACCGGAGGAGGTAAGAACGGATCGGGAACCACTGCACCAGCACGATTTGTGCCGGATAGACTATCCAACATTCTAGCATATAGGCTAGTAGGTTGATTTGATAGTGCAGAACCTCTTATATTATATTGAGTATAAGTTGGTAGACCTGGTAAGAAATCGTCAGGATATCCTGCACGTATTAAATTATATTGGGTGTGTGCTACTCCGTTACCATTACCAGAAGAATAACCAACGTGTAATACAGAATCTCTATTATTAATAAAATCGCTACAGTTGTATAGTGCAAATATATTTGGTAATAATGGTGAGAAGTAACTAATACCACTACCCTGCGGTTGTGAAATATATAATTCTAATGTAGAATCAGCTAGAGTTTTTCCTTGTGCTTGATTTACTACGTTGGTATTTTTAGCCCAGAAATAATAAATTGGTACAATAGCACCCTGTGCGTCAATGTCAGCATGTACCACATATGTGTCTATTAAACGTGCAGTTCCTGGACCAGTATATTGATTAGGAGGTACATTACTTGCTACCCATGAATATATAGAAACATTACTTCCTGGGAATACTGTACCCCAAAATCTACTGTTATATGATATATCGTTTTGATGATAATTTACAAAACGTGTAGTAGATGTGTCGAACCAAAGTTTACCAACATTTTCTGCACCCCAAACTCTACCACCTAATGTGCTACCAATAGAGTTATACACAGCAGGATCAGTATTACTAATGATGTCGATGTTTTCTCTAACAGCACCTAACATTTTACCCTGCAATGGATCAAAGTAATCTAAGTTTACTAATGTGTTATTTGTTTCTGCACTGTAAATTAATATAGGACCAATGTTGTTTATGTCAACAATTTCACTTGTTGTTCTGTAAACGGCCCAGTCATTAGTTGAACTTGTACTTACATATGCTATCACTTGACCATTAGTATCGTTGTTGTATGTTGTTGGATTAAAATTAGGTGTACCAATTGTTACAACATTGTTGTGGTAATCTAATGCAGTACCATACATTGGTTGTGAACCATAGTCTAAGTCATATGCGTTAACACTTTGTGCGTATACGAATTTACCCGGTGTATCTAAACTTTCGTTATAAGCACCTAAATAATCAAACATATATACTGCACCTGCGTTTACAAAAGGATCAACCCATTGCGTTGCATTGTTATCAAAAACAGTATCGTTATCTAAGCCGTCATCAGTAAAGTCAAATGTTGTTGCTGAGTAGCGTGTACCAGCCGGTGCACTAACAACAATAGATGAACCAAACTCATTGAACTTAATTGTTGAACCAAATTGTGTGGGTCCTGTTAAATGAGGACACATAATTTTTTGTGTTTGTGTGAATAAATTAATTCCTAATTCGCTCAATGTTGCAGTGTCTAATACTGTTAATGATAACTTGTTGCTTGCTTGACCCAATGCTACGTCAATCAATTGAATAATTAATTTACCATCTACTGCGGCTGAAGTAACATTAGTGATATTACTATTATTAATAATGTTACTGATAGTAGAAGCATTACCCGGTAACAGAGTAACAACAAAACCATTCAATAAGATTTTTCTAGTTGTAGTTATATTACATGTATCTGTACCAACTATGATACCATATTTTTCACCACCATTAGTAAATCTGTGGACTGCACCCTCGTAATTTTCAGGGCTTAGTTCGAAAGGTGCACCAATTAAAATTTCATTAGCAAAACTGTTTGTAGCAACACTTGTGCCAAACTCTACACCAATTCTAGGTGTTTCTTCATTTGTGAATGTTTTTGCTAGTACAAAATTAGGACTGCTTACTGTTAGTAAATCGCCGTAATTTAATATAGGTACTGCTTGACTGTACATATACAATGTTGAACCAATTACAGCATAACTATTATCATTAATCGATGTTCCATTGATTGTTACATACAATGGATCATTTTGCATTATTAAATCCATTGAACCACCGGGGCCAACTAAAGTAAATGCAGTTCCACCTCTAGTCAGTGATACTGTTATGTTATTACCAGCAATAGTTTTAACGTAGTACACTGTGTTAAGTGCCAATCCACCAAACGGTGTTCCTGTTATAACAAACGGCGTATTAACAGCTACACCTATTGTATTACTTAGAACTAAAGCATTACTAGTATAACTTGTCGTAGTTTTTGTTGTGGTTGTTGGAGTCCAAGCCAATGCATACGCTTGAGGTATGTATGATTGGCTTGCATTATTGGCTTCAAATGTTTGAACAGTTCTATTAAACACATATGCATAACCATAACTATTTGTGTTAACATCGTAATTTTGATAAGGTGCGCCAATAACTACAGAATCACCGTAATAATCCGTTGCAATTGAGTAACCAAATTCAGCATCAGCATCTAAACCTGCAACAGTCAATGAAGTCATCAACTCATATAAATTTGTTACACTTGATTTACGGTATACATAAACTCTATTCAAATCAGTAGCAGATATATACAACCAATTTTTATCACCTGATATTGCCGTAGCATAACCCCAGTTTGTTGCACCACCCTGTGCAGGGATAGTTTGTGTTAATCCCAATGCGTTAACTAAGGTATTGGTTACTAATTCATAAATGTAAACATTACCTGAAGTTTCTGATATAACATATGTATTACCACTATATGATATAGTGCTACCAAATGTTGCACTGTGAGTAAGTGTTTGTTTTGGCACATAGGTATTATATACTGTATTATATTCATATCTATATACTTTACCAGCCGCGCTATCACCTATTAAATATCCCAAATTAGTTGAGTATGCAACTGCTGTTCCAAATGTTTCGCTTGCTGGAAGTAAAATTTCAGCATCATATTTGTAATTTAGTGTCTTTTTATATACTGCCCAACTACCGTCATTGTTTGTATCTGTCCACACCAACGTACTATTGAATTCGTTATCAAGTAATGATGGTAGTGTTGAAATTTCAGGAGCTGATGCAACTCGTTGACTATCAAACTTAAATCCAATACCTAACCCTGTTATGTTTGTTAACTGTGGGTTCAATGATAAGTTAATTAATACCCTGTTTGGATCAATTATACCAGCAACAATATAATAGTTATTGATTTGCGTATTGAAATTAACGATTGCAAAAATTTGATATTGTTTTAAATTATGTGGCTGGGTGAAAGTAATAGTAACAGTGCCATTTAAATTATTTTTAGCATCAATGATAGAACCTATACTGATAGGGGTGAACACATCCCAATCGCTTAAGTAGTTTGCAACCCAAGCATAATCACGCACATAAAAATCACTTAAAGGAATCACTGTTCCGTTGATATTACGTGCAGTTGATAATCCTGAATAGTAAAAACTTGACATTTTAACATCATTAAAATTCACATAACCAGCAGTAGGGAACAAGTCATTAGGAGTTAATGGAGATATAGTTGGTAATATATTAGGATCAGAAATTGTTTCTGAATAGTTAGCTAATGAATATAATGGTACTTCTTGTTGGACACCATCAGTATATTCACCATTTGTTAAACCAACAATGCTTGGATTACCGGTAAGTAAATTTTGCTGTAGAATTAAGTCTACGTAGTTGTTATTAAGTGTGGCACCAAATTCACCTGACAGTATAGACCAATTTTCATATACGTCATAATTAATTCCACCTTGTGGTAAGCTGGCTCCTTTAAAGGCATTTAATGCATTTTTTGTACCCTTTTCTCTAATCATGTTTTGATAAACATTGATTTGAGTAATATCTGTTAAATCAACAGTAGCCAAATAATCTCTTGGTCTATAACCAATTAAACTATAACTTAGTAAATTAGCATCTTCGTCTAAGTTATTTTTATATGTATCATAATATAAAGTAGATTCATAGGCACGTGTTTGTCCGTTTGGTAGTAGGCCTTTTTGTATTTCATTATATTCTGTAATTTTCCAACTCTTTTCAACAAATGTTGAATTTGGTTGAACGATTTGTAATGCAAACCAATATTTGTTTTTATATGTTACAATACTACCTGTTGTGTATGTAACAGTAGGATCCCATGGTAGAATATTATTTTGATTTAAAATAAATCCATTAGCATCTAATGTACCGTTCCAATCAGCAGTTTTTACACCACGTACATAAATTCTATTTTGTCTTAGACCTGTTACTAAGTTATAAACAATATCGTTAAACAATGTAATGTTACTGAATACAATACCATGTTCAATGTTACTGATATTGAACTGTCCATAGCTTATTGCATCACCCTGGTTCTTAGGACAAACATGGAATAACGTACCATCACGCTGTATAGCTAAATCATTATTTTTTATTGGATATAAGTTTTGATTTAACACAAAGTTACGTTGTTGTAACGCTAATGGTTGTACAATATAACTATCTTTATTAATTGATAGTGATGCGGCAGAAGGATTAAGTGTAGTGATTACACCTGTATCCCAACCCATTTGTGCCCAATACAAGAACTCAGTAATCATTTGATACCAAGTTACAGGTATTCCATTTTCTACAGTATCATAAATCATACCCTGTGATGCTAGGTATGCACTATAACCATTGATAAATTGTGCTACTTCTTGTGCTGAGTAAAATTCAGTTCCATAGGGCACCAACACAACTTTATCATAAAACTTAGTTGAAAGTTTTACTGATAAATTATCTACACTTATGTTTTCAGGGTGTGATGCAGGGTTAGGCACAAGAACTTTAAAGTACGCATTAGTTTGGCTATTACCATATACCTTGTAACCATTTGCAGTTATTTGAATTACCACACCACTGTACACAATTCTGTCGAATGGTTGATTTTCATATAATACTACATTATAGCTTTCGCTAGGAATTAACAATGAACTGTTGTTACTGTTTGCAGAACTTTTTTCAAGATAGAAATTTAATAATGAGCTATCACTGAAGCCTGCTAATCTATATACCAAACGTACATCTAGGTTGTTAAACAAATTAGTAATTTGACCAGTAGAATCAATACCCAATTGTTTTTCGTAATCAACTATCCAGTTAATATAACTAGTTGCAGGAGTTCCTGTACCATAGATAGGGATATCTTTTATTATTAAATGGTTTCTACCATTCACCAAAAATTGATTAAATTCAGCATTGTATTTGTAGTTGTCAACGTCTACGCCTAAATTAAAGAACTGTGCAGGCTTAGCCAATGCGTATAGTCTCATTAAATCAAAAGGCCATGTACTACTTCTGCGGTAACTGAATTCTGCAGGTCCAACATCTCCCACTTTCCAATCACGCTGGAATGAGTTAGCATTATAATTACCAAGTATAGATACCATTGGTGATACTAAATCACCGTTGCTATCTACAGGAAGCACATTTAACAATCCATCACGTACATAAATTTCATTTACAAAAGGTTTGCCGTCATTCCAATTAACACCTTCTGCCATGTCATTCCATAACACTAAGTTATCACTAGTATACGGAGCTGAGCCATATCTACTTGCCCACCATGTTGGCTGTGTAGTGTAACCTATCATTTCCCATGGTGTTTGGTCAGGTGTACTTGTATCATAATAATACAAATACAGACCTCTAAAGTAACCTTGTTGGATAGGTTCTTGATTTAGTTTATTGCTGTTGGTGGTATAATTATATGTAAAATCATTTGCCTTTGAGTAGAATTGTGTTTTGTAGTCAATTCTATTTGTACCAACCCAATTTAAAAATCCTTCACTATAAACTTGTAAGAATTCATCATATGAATATTGAGTGGTTCTGAAAAAACCAGGTAATACTTGATACTCTTGTATAGGAATAACGTTACTAAGTTTTAAGTTGTTGTACACACGTGTTTCATATTCAAGTAATACTTGGTCTCTGAAGTCATCAAGTGTTTCTGTTGTTGGATTATAGTTGCCATACAATTTATTATATGAACCATCATGACCAACAATAAAGTATGTTGGTTGATAGTATGCAGTATCTAATGATACGCTAGGAATAGTTGCAGGATACAAACCTAATTTAGTAGGTGTGTTTGGAACATAGCTACCATATGTTTTATTGTATTCGTTTACTGTGATTATGTCACCCTGTGACAAGCTATATGTAATAGTCAATGAGGGAGCAGTAGAACTTACTGTATAATCAACACCTCTTATTAACTGAGTTTGGACATTATTTCTAGTCAAATAAACTAACACACTGCTATAGTTTGCAGTAGTAAAATCATAGATTGTGCTTAATGGATAGATACTAATATCTAATGAGTTAGCAAATGTATATGTGTTTGATATATATGGTGCATTACAAGGAACCATATCACTCCAAAAGAATGATTGTTCTGAGGAATGAGTTGATGCTATTTGTGTCAACGCATCATCTAGCATTTGTGCAGGTGTTAATATACTTGTATAGTTTGTACTATTAACTGTGTATACTAATAAGTCTTTAAAAGTTATATACTCTCTACCATTATACAATAGTGAATCAAATAAGTTATGGGCTGGTCCACGCAAGAATGCGCCCGGTAATACCAAACTAGCACTATTTTGAATAATAGCGTTCCCCCAAGGTACTAAATTACCTAAGTCACGATAGTTGTTTGGTCCAAAAATTTGACCTGTTGTGTTTGGATTGTTGTAGAAAATACTTTGATACTGTCTACGAATATCACCAACGTTTGCTACAGTAATATCTGTGTTAAACGGATTGTTATTAATATTGATAGGTGTTTGATAGTACGCAGTTGCACTAACTTGGTCACTTAATATTAAAATTTGAACTACTGTTTCTTTTATAGGAACATAAGTTGAAGGTATTTGAATTACTGTTGTAGTATTGGTTGTGGTGATAGTATAATTAGCAGGGTCTAAATATGTGTTGTCAACGTATACTTGTATAGAAGGCCATTGAATAGCACTACTTGAACTCAATGGTGCAATATCACATGTGAATGTGTTCGTAGTTACTAATGTAGGTGTAGTGTTTACTGTTGTAGTAAATTCAAAAATTTGATATTGTACACTAGGTGATACAGCGGTCTGCCAACCCAATTGACGAACATATGTACTGCCATCGATAGTATAATTATACACATAACCAGTATTAACTTTTTGTGTTATTGGTGCTAACCCACTTACATATGTAAATGTGTCATTGTTAAATGTTACACTAAATGAAATATCACCAATGTTTGTTACACCAGAATATAATATTGGGAAGCCCAATACTGAATCGTTTGTACCTGTGCCAATACCATATGAGAACAAAGTAGAACCGATAAATGATGTACCTTGATAGACAGTAGAGTCACCAAAACTTACCCCGTTGTTGTCAAACACATCAAAATATGGTTTTTGATTTATATTTGTTTTTTGTTGACCTTCTAACCATTTAGAACCATTGTAGTAAAAATCTGTACCTTGATAATTATAACCACGATAAACTGTAGTTTGTTCATATGGTAATACCAATCCATCTTCAGCCTCAGTTAATGTAATTACAGGTGTGCCATTTGTTGCTGTAGTAGAAAACTGTGAAACATAAATTTTGTTTCTTACGGTTATGTTAGTGTCTGTGGCAAACACAACTCTAGAACCATCAAATAAACCATAATTACTTAGTGCAGTATTTGCGGTTACTACTGATGCTACACTTGTACCTGCAATAATCGATTGGTTATACCATGATACTGTAAGTACTGTATTACTACCAACTTTTTGAATATCAGTGATAAAAGTAATTGACGGTAATACTAAGGTTGAGTCTGCAATATATTGACCTATCTCAAATAATCCAGATACACTAGCTGTGGGTATAGTAATAAGTGTACTATAAGGATAAACTGAGGCACTTAGTGAACCGCTAGCTGTAGTTAATGATAGTGTAGTACCTTGTTTTGAAGTTGATATAGTTATGTTATTACCAGTAATATTAGTAATATAATAAGTAACACCTGTGCTTATCCCACCAAATGCAGAACCAGTAAATGTAATCGTATCATTTACAAATAAACCAGTAGTATTGTTTAATGTAATTTGATTTATTAATGCAGTTGTATTAGTTGCAGTTTTTGTAGATGGGCCTGTTACAGGAGCAATAGTAGCATTATATGCTGTATAGCCTGCTACGTCTGGATAATAATTTGTTTTACCTGCAACTTGAGAGAATGCATCAGTTGTTCTAGTATCTATAAAGTCAATAGGCAATTTTCCAATTGTACCTGAATTAAACAATTGCAAGTTTGGATAAAACTCAATAATTGGTCTTACTGCTTTAGCGGCTTGTGTTGCATAGGTTGAAATAATGGTTGGATCATTATTGTATGTAGCCGTTGCATTGATGACATCAACGTGAAACCAACGATTACTACGTGACCAAGCATTTCTATTAATAGAATTTCTAGCAATAGTTATGTAATCTTGTTCTACTGGAATGTACAATGTAATATCATAGTTACCAATATCGTATGTGGTAGTGTCATAAGGTATATATTGACCTTCTGCAAATAAACCAGGACTTACCAATTCAGTAGTAGCAATCAATTCAATTGCAGTACCAACACCTTGCACATAATATTCTCCGCTTGCATATTTTGTAGGATAAATATCACCCTGAAATGTTACTTTTAATCCATTAGTAAACACTACACCTGAAGTTGACGTATATTGTTTTTTACCTAAAATTTCAGTATCAATGTTTAATGTATTAAGATTGTTGTTATCAACAAGTTTGATAACACCAACTTTACTTGCAGTAGTACCATCTTGATAATACAATGTATCTAATATTGCGCTATCATATGGGAGTTGTTGAATAGTACCATTGGTGTTTCTAAAAAAGTTTAAGTTAATCCACTGAGTACCATAAACTGCTTTTATCTTTTGGTTAGTAGGAATAGTAGCTGAGGGTGTTAATTGAATTTGAGGATTGCTAGGATCACCAATTAAATTAATTGTGTAGAAAGTAGAGTTGACTTCTGTATAATATCCACCTTCATAATTATTATCGTCTAACGGTGTGCCTGGAAATACAAAAGGATTATTAGGCGATTGGTCAAACAAAGTTTGTCCATAAAATTGATTTACATAACCATATTCATCTTCAACTCCAGTGTCGTAAAACATAACAGTTAAGTTGTTTAATGATGTTACACCATCAATACCGCCTAACGTACTTACTAATGCGCCATTAACCTGACTAAAAGGTAATGTAGATATAACATCAACTGTAGGACCTGTTGGGAAATTATATTGGTCTAATGCATTTTTTTCAGGTACTTGAAATGTTATAACTCCATACTCTGCACCATTATTTGAAACTCCGTATACGCTACGTGTTTGTAAATTAGGTTGAGTTGGACTATACCCAGTAACACCTGGTGCGCCTTGAATCCAAAATTGGCTATTTTGATTTACCGTAAAAGTATATGTTCCGCCACGCAACAGTGTTAATGTTGGATTAACTGTTCCTGTTGGTTCTATATTTGAAGAAATCAAATATGAGTCAGCTTGATTTTGTACCAAGTAGTTAACAGAATTGTATATAATGGTTGTAGAGATATTAACTGCTGGTGGCCCGGCTGGTAACCAATAATATTGATTAAAGTTAATAATTTTGTCTAAGTCAACAAAAGGATCCCATGAGTAGAATTGACTGTTAAACAATCTATCATTATTATCAGTTATACCACCTTGAAGTTTTAGTGCATCTAAAATGCCAGGATAGCTAATGAAATCTTTTGCGTTTGTTTCGCTTTGTTTAGTAAATACAACACCAGGTTCTAACTGATAGTCTGTTCTTGTTTTCGTTGGTTCAGTTACGTAGTAATTGTTTGGATTGACACCATAACCAAACTTACTGCCTATATAACCTTGAATTTTTTTAGTATTAGGTTGTGACGTAAGCTGATCCAACGTTGCACTTAAGAATTGTGCGTTGGTAGGTGTCTTAAATATTTCTGGTAGAAAATCTAACGTTCTAATTCTTGTAGCCATTTTTTATTCTTTATTTTACTTGTAACTCAGCCGGTGTAAGCGCGGCAATCACAAGAATATCTTGTGCTGTTGCGGCATTTACAAATATCTCGTAAGGCATACATTTAATTTCATACAAATCACCAAACGCTAATGTAGGATCATTTGGTACTAGTACACATGAACTTACATAATCACCGATGTTGGTATGAATGTATGCGCTTAACTCACTAAAATAAAATGTATCTCCAAAGTTCCAATTACTAATATTAAAATAATTATTCATTTGTGTCAACACTGCACTTATAATTTCACTGTTACTTGCATTAGTTGTAGAGTTTGGAATAACTTTAATCGTTGCTTGTAATAGTGAATCTGCTTTAGGCCCAAACAAAGGCTTAAACACTACATTATTTACTATAACGCTATCACTCAACATTTTGTAATCTTGTAATTGTGAATATTGAGTTGTTAATTCGTTAATTGTAGGTGGTATTGGTTTAGGAATAGTATTAGTACTATCTTGAATATAATTTTGATATTGAGTATAATAGGACTGTGTTACAACGTATAAATCAATAATGTTAGTTGTGGCAGGATCAATACGTGTGGTATTGTTACTATTATGACGGTATTGAAAACTTAATCCTTGACGACCAATCTCAACACTATATTGATTTTGTTTTACTAAAACATAATAGGGTGTTGCTATTGCCGGATCCTGTACAGTAATATAAAATATGTTATCAGTATAGGCATAAAATAATTGTCCAACTGGATATTCATATTTTACAACTTCAATTTGTGATTGAGTAGCATATTGATAAGATACTCTAGTACTAGGAATTAAATCATATCGTGTTAAATTAATTGCATCTTGAACTTGTTCAAAGAATGCATAAATGCCAATGTTGCTACCATTAGGAACATAGCCTGTAACTTGATTAAAGAAGTCAGGGTTTTCAACAATTGAATTATTATTAACATCAATGCTTGCAATTTCTACTTCAAAGTCATCAATGTACCCATCGCTCTCAACTGTTTGACCAATAATACTAGCTGTTACAGGAGTGCTTAATGGATAATTACTATCTGGTTGAGTATTGGTTTCTAAAACTTTAACAAAGTCTTGTAAAATTTTACCAGTGAAAGGATCATAAACTAATGCGCCAGTTTCAAATGTAAATCTAGTTTCTGACACACTACCAAAGTAATATGCCAATGAACGATATGTAACTTGATAGCGGTTATAGCCAACACTTTCAAAAAGTACAAACCAATTTGGATTAGTATATAATTCTACGCTCCATCTGTCTTGTGCAATCGTTAATGAATTATTAAACACTAGAGAAAAATTCTGTTGTAATTCAAGTCTAGTAATACACTCTTGAATAACAGCATTAGATAATACGTTAGTGAATGATGGTAACACAACTGACAAGATAGCGCCTGTTGGGATAAAACCATTCAATGTTACAGGACCTGTACCATTACTAAAGCTACCTTGACCATTATTATATCCGTCACCTACAACATTTAATACTGTAGTCCATATAAATGTTGTATCAGATGGTGTAGCAATACCGCTTACTAATCTATTGTTCTTATCAAAGTAATAGCCGGCGGGTGCGACAAACTTTAACATTGCACCAGTTGTAATATATTTTGCATTAGTCGTAGAGTATGTGCCAATTGGAATACTAGTATCTACATTATTAGTAATATTATAAAAATAACCACTTAAACTACTTGCGTCTACTGTACTTGTTTGCCAATACACACTTGAAGTAGTAGTGTCAGGAACGTATCCTGCGTTACTACTATTTGTAGGGCCAATTATGTACCTATTATAATATTGAACATAGTATTGCATTGCTCTATTACCAGCTAATGCTGCCGCTAATGTTCCTGACAAGAATGTAATAATATCACCAACGTCATTAATAGTTAATAATGCATTACCTGGCTTAGCATTTAACCAAATACCACCGTCACTAGCAAAATTATTGCTACTACTATATTTTCCTGTTGGGTCTAATAAATCTAAGTTTTTACTTATACCAACGCTACTACGATTAATTGCTTTTGATTTAATAATAGAACTATACAATGTATATGGGAAGTTATTATAATCTTCGCCGTTAACCATACGATTTTGTGTATAGTATCTACTAGGGGCATTCAATTTAATCTGTGCAAGACTTTCACGAACTTGTGAATTTGACACTGGTAATTGTAGTGCCAATCCTACCGTCAATGTTTCAACACGACCCAATCTACTTACATAACTAAACGTTACACTAAGTCCCTGCATCTCATTTGGTTGAATTGTATATGTTAGTGCATTTCCTGCACGAACATATGCACGGAATGTTCCAACTGGTATTTGACTAAACACACCGTCACCAAAGACATAACTTACTTGGTCATTGTATCTTGAGTTTACAGAAAAAATATTTCTTTTACTTGATTCTGTTTGTAAATATGCATCCGCATAAATGTTATCAACTTGTTGCCAATAACCATATGTGCCATTATTAGTGTTAAGCTGATATAGCCAAGTATCAGTATTATTGATACCCTGAATATCAACGTTGACTACTTGGTTAGAAATTTGTTGCTGTAATGTAAAGTTATAACTTTGCAATGATCCTTGTTTAAAGTAAAAGAAGAATCCTGTGTTTGGACTACCGTATCCTAACTTGTCATTGCGATACAGCATGTTAAATTGATTTGTTGGTGCAGGTGGAATTTCATAAATGTAATCAGTACCAACACTTGTTACACTGCACAATTCAAATCCCATAGTTATACCATTAACTGTACTAGTGAAGGGCACGACTGGTAAACTTCCTGCTGGAATTTGAATGTTATATTCGCTAGTAGTTACACCAAGAATATCTTGTGAGTTAGCTGGTCTACCAACTTGTTGTGCATTTACTAGAGAAGCGTTGATAATTGTGTTAAATTGTTGTAACCAATTTGGGTTTGCAGGGTCGTTCCATAGTACAGGAACATTGCTTAAATTGAAACCATTTAAATCAGTGAGATTTTGAGTAGTTTGGATATTAACAACTTTTAAATACCCCTGTCCTGCTAAGTTACGCTTAGGTGTATAGCTTACTAAGTTAGCTAATTTGATAACACTATCTCTACGTTCAGCAGTATCAATAAAGTTTTCACGGGTATTTAAGTCATCACGGAAAGCAATACCCTGTCCCATGAACGCCATAACGTCCATTAGTGCAATAAATTCACTTGATTCAATATAGTCGTTATAGGTCTCAGGATAGTATAGACGTAGATAATCAATCATCGTCTTACGAAGTGTTTCGTAATCGTAGCTTCTAAAATCAGCCTGCTGGAAGGTTTGGTAGATAGCCTTCCAATCGTTTACACCAAATAATCCTGATTGTCTTGAACTTGTAGCCATGTGAATTCTCTTTTAAGTATTTATCATACCTAAAAACCGCTGATTTTAACAATTATCTTAAAATTGCGGTATTAGTTGAGTTATTAAAAAACACATTTAGCATCTGTGCTTGATTAAAGGGGGATATAGCTAATTCAACTTCAACTAAAATACCATTTTCTTGAGGATACGCCCTAACAAGATTTAAAATTAATCTAGGGTCTAGGCTAGCTACTCTACGTATTTCATTTTCTAACTGAAATTGAACATCTGCTGTGTTTGGTTCAAAAACAAAACTCCATAATGCTGTACCGTATTCAGGTTGTCCAACTTTCTCACCCTGTCGTATGTTTAATGCGTTTAGAAAATCTCTAATCACCAATGAACTATCAACTAGTTTAAAGCTATTTCCGGATGTGATTGGTTGTACCAATGAACCAGTGCCACCGTCAACCCCAGCATTGTATGTGCTAGAAGGCTTGCATGTGTTTATGTCTTGTGTATTAAATCCAATATAATTAGGCATGATATATTTATTATTTTAAGTTACAGTGTTTAAGAGTTTTAATGCTCTTAGTTTAATTCTTTCACCTTCTTCCCAAGCATCGCTATATGCCTGATACGCAGTTGCAATTTCAGGAGTTCCTTCAGGCAATGAGTCTCTTAAATTGTGCCACTCAGTTTGTAGTTTGCGATATTCTGCAACCTTAGCCTTAAGTTCTACTTTAATTTCATCTACCTGAGCAAATATTTCATCATTTTTCTTTTTCTTTGCTTCACGTTCGTCTTTAGATTTTTGTATTTCTGCACTATAATCTGGGATAGGTATTTTTGAACTGCCCAATACCGAAGTTAATTGAGCGTTTATCTGTCCTCGATTGTTTGTTCCGGCTGCCACAGTTGGTAGTGTGATAGGTATTGAACCCGGGGTACTCAGTGCATTTATACCAGCTTGCAACGCGGCGGCTGCTCCTGCTGGCATACCCAATGAAGCCAACGATGCAAGACTTTGATTACCGGCTGTTAGTCCTTTTACTAATGAGTTTGCGTCTAAACTCTTTAACTTATTCAATGCATCCCCGGCGCCACCTGTAGCTAATCCTGCTACAGCACCTAATGCACTTGATCCTGCATTTATTCCATTTAATGCAGCCGTTGATACATTTTTCACTAAATCTGATACTCCGCCAATATTTGGAATACTTGCTAATGCACCTGATCCACTAACTAATGTTGCAACTGCACTTGCCCCGCCTGGAAGCCCACCTAAGCCTGATGCGCTACCTGCACTGGTAAATGCCCCTGACACTTTTGACGTAATAGCAGTCAATGATGCTGTAGCTGTACCTATTGTACTGATAGCATTGGTTACCCCGCTGGCTGCGCCTCCAGCCGCATTCCCTAAGGTAGCTAACGCAGAAGTGCCTTGGTTTAGTAAGTTGGATGCTCCTGAGACTGCGTTACCTACTGAGGCCGTTAATGACCCTGTAGCACTTTTTGCTAGGTCAGTAAGACTGCCGGTGTTAAGATTTGGTAAACTTGATGTAGCATCTGCTAACAAGCTACTAGCACCCCCTGCCGCGGCACTGGCCTCGGATGCCGCTTGTTCAGCCGCATTTTTAACTGATATTGCTGTTAAGTTTTGAGGTATGCCCGCTGTAAACGGTTTAAACGATTTAGTAATTGCCGCAAACGCTGAACCAGCAATACCTTTGGCTGCATCTAGTGCCCCACTAATACCCTTAATAGCAGATGTTCCTATACCACCCAATGAAGTAGCAATTGAACCTAAACCACTAGTAAGATTTGTACCTATACCGGCAGCAAAGTTTCCACCTGCTATAGCACTAGATACTGCGCCGGCAACACCACCTGCGGCTCCATTCAATGCATTAGTTATTCCACCCGTTGCATTATTTAATGCATTAGTTACCCCACCGGCAGCACCACCAGCCGCATTTTGTACAAAGTCTTTAACTGCACCTATACCAACCTGCGAGGTAGCATTTACTAAACCTGCAACTGCACCGGGTGCTTCATTACCTGTAATTATACCTGACTTAGTAAGCGCAGATTGTGCTGAAGTAAAGTTAGCAATTTGTGCGCCAACTTGAGCAGTTGTGTTTTGTGCTAGTGCTGTTAAGTTTTGTGCACCTGGCACACCCGAGAACAAGTTGTTAGTCATAGCACTTGCTACATTCGAACCACCTTGCACTAGTCCGTTGATTAGTGTACTAGAACCAGGTTTTAATATGCCTGCTACCTCTAATTGTTTTGGTGTTTGTGCTAATGAACCTACTGCGGCTGTTAAGCTACCTGTTGCGTCTTTAATGATACCAGTACCTGTTGCAACAACACTACTTGCGGCTCCGGCTGCTTGAGCGGCTACTCCACCAACTAGTGTTGCTGTAACTGAGCCATCTAGTGCTCCACTAGTTGAACCTAATGCAGGAACCGTACTTGCTGTTGCGGTTGATACAACATTTTCTGGAGTTGTGGTTGCAGATGCATTTGTAGCGGCAACTGCGTCACTTGGCGCCGGCGGCAGTGCATCACTTGAGTTATTACTAACTTTAACATTAACACCTTGATTTGCTCCTGCCCATGGTGAGTGCGCCGGTGCTCTACTAACAATAGATAATAATTTACCCGGAGCACTAGCCCAGCCTTTAGTCTTATCAAATAAAGTATCAGTGTGAGCAACTGCATTTATTAAAGAAGTTGTTTCAGGAGTTACCGATGTAGAACCACTATTTAAATTAACCTTTTCTCCATTGATATACATAATACCGCCACTGGCATATGATCCTTCACCTCCGCTAGACATACTCATTGCACCATCAATCTTGTATGTGTATGCACCAACTGTATATCCCTTAAAGTCTCCGCCTGTTCTAAAGCTAATATCTTTTTCAGTATTAATGTTAATATTTTTAGAAGCTACATTGATATCTTTCCCTGCATTAATGTTGATATTATTATCAGCATGTAGGTTCAAATCACCCTGTGTTCTTATATTAACTGAATTAGTAGAGTACATATCAATTGTACCTTCTCTACCCAATTCAATATAGCTTTGCCCATTGCTATGAACAATGAACAATGTTTGCCCATCGTCACTCATTAATATTTGGTGACCGGCTGACGTTCTAAATCTAATTAGTTGGTCTTTACCTTCAACATCACCGTCATCCATTACAATACTATGTCCGCCTCTGCGAGATACAAGTTGTAATTTTTTTGCGTCTGTTTCTTGATTTAATGCGGCTGTTTTAATAGTAGCGTCAGTATATCCACCTTCATAGATTGGTCTACCGGGTGTGCTAACGCCCCAACCAACACGACTAGGACTTTCACGCAATGCGCTACTTGTAATAGGACCCCTAACATCATCTCTTAATAATCCTTGCTGTGAGAATATACCTGCTTGATAACTATGTACAGGTTTTGCCGCATTTAAGTATTTTGAACTATCGTTGATTGAACTATTGTTAGTGTTAATGTTAGTAACAGGTAGTACTGTTGCGCCACCATAACTTTGTGCTTCACCACCATTTGTTATTACATTACCAAATGATCCAATTGCAGGAACCATTTGTAAGATTTCTGGTTTAGGTACGCATCCAATCCAATAACCATAATTGATATCACCATTGATAAAAATACAAACAACCAAACTTCCTATATCAGGTGGACTATACCACATACCATAACTGCTAGGATTTTCTAAGTATGTTCCATTTGTATCTTTACCACCTGAAGGTGGGGTGGCTCCAAAGAACGGAGTCATGTATCCAACCGTAGTCCATGATGTGTGGTCATCAGGTTTATTCGATCCAAAGTCAGAAATATATACTTGAATTCTGCCACCGCGTGTTGGGTCAATAATATTCTTAACCACACCTATTACTGGTGTGTTTCGTACTACACCTCCCCCTGCTTCAGGCTTACTTGTGCTTGCCTGTCCTTTTGGTTTAAAATAATTATCCATAATTAAAAGTCTAGTGGATCTCTACCACCCTGTTCACTTGCGTTTGCGGCGCCTGCAGTCGCTATTATTTTTTCTCCGTCACCGTTTGCTATCTGTTGTCCTGTCAAAGGGTTAGTTATTGTTATCTGTCCTGTTGGTAAGTTAATCCCCAATGGATTCTGTGGCCCAACACCTGATGTATTAGTAAGGCTAGTAATATCAGGCTTAGCGAAACCAACTGTTGCAATAGATGAGCCTTGTCCATTTGAAGATTCTGCTGTTCCTGAACCTGACCTATTAAGTCTTGCGGTTTCTGCATCTGATTGATTTTCTCTACCCGACGCCTCATCACTTACCTCACTATTAGTATCATTTCCAAATGTGTTAATGTTAGCTTCTATATCTTGTATAAATTTGCCACCACTAAAAGTACTCACAACCATTACAACCATGTAACTAACTCCGCCTCCCCTGCTGTCAATATCTCGTTGAATATGTTTAGGGTAATTCCAAAATTTAATTCTGTCATTAACGTCTTGTACACCAGTGTTATTATTATAATCAAGTGGTTCTTTGAAGTTAATTTCAATAAACACTTGTCCCCCATTTGGATTGATAGTAAATCCATCAGTACCATAATATTTGTTATATACTGATTCTTCACTACAAGGATTAGTTGGCATTAGAAAATCAGGGTCGCCTAAAATTTGAATTTTAGCTTTTGCATAACTACCAGGATCAAACAAGCTACTAGTATATGAATTTATACCTTCACTACCTTTGTTAAAAAGACCTTGTCTTGGTTGGGCTTGTGGTATGTTTGGTATAGTTGGTATATTTGCATTTCCACCTGATGATGACTCATCGCTTTCTTCACCTAAAGTCACATTAAAAAATGCATTATCTAGTGTTTGTTCATACTTGATTACGTTTGTGTTCTTACCTGTAAACCAATACGCATATCTTTTAAATGGTCCATAATATGGAGTAGGACTATTGGCATATGCGCTAGTTATTACAGGTGTTTCATAGGGTTGAATAATATATTTTATATCGTATACAAAGTCTTCTTGTTTTGGATCGTACTCTAATGCTTTAGTTTCTACTCCAATATTAAACCACTTAATAGTTTTTTTAGATTTTGTAATAATTTCATCGTCTTCACCCGTGTCTGGGTCAGATTCTTCACTTGTAGTTGGGATAGCCTTTAAGGCATCCGTCATGTATGAACTTTGTTTTATAATTTGTTCTATAGCTTGTAAAATAGGTGTACCGTTATCAAATTTAATTCTAGTTAATGTAGGGTCAGGGGTTGATTCCTGAGAAGTTTTTTCGTTTACTTGGTCAGTATCAGTAACTTGTGACATTGGATATTTAAATTTATCCACATCAGCAGGGCTTACAATAGATGCATTAGCAATTGTTTGTCTAGCTTCACCTAAATAAACAACACTATATTTTGTTGCTCTGGTAATTGTTTTTCCAACTAAACTTTCTTGGTCTTTGTTTAGTTTTGTTAATATACCCAGTGTCATTTCGTCATCACCAGTTAATGCTGTGGCAACTGTATCTGCTGTTAGTTCAGCACCATTCCACATGATTCCTCGTTTTAATGTTAACCCTGCATCCACCGGAGTAGAAACAGCTTGAATTGAATAAACTACCGCTTTACCTTCAAGTTTAAATTTCATCTCCCTAATCATAATATCAAAATACCTAGCGTAAATACCACTAGAGTTTCCAACTGGATCTGCATTGACACCTGTAATATCTTTGGGAGAAATTAAACTACCATCAGCATTGTATCCTAAAAATTTTATTCCTAAAATAAAAAACTGTCTTGAAGGATTTGTTAGTTCTTTAAATGCATCGGATCTTTGAGCAGTTGTTGCTAGTTGGGTAGATGCATCACGCAACCTAGACACAAATGAAAACCCATATGGTTCTGTAATATTAAATGATATATTTGTTACATTAGTACTAGTTCCTGTATCTTTACCGTTGATAGCTTGTGTAATTTTCAAGTTATCAATAAAAAAATCTTGGTCAAAAAACGGAGCACGTTTTTGTGATGTATTGTTTATGCCACCGCTTTGTGCAATTAGATACGCTCCGTTACTTCCTTGTCCTTGAAATGCATTAACATCTCGTCTACCTGAATCAATAAAGGCCGCATATGCATCTGGTGTAATCATATATAATGATATTTGATATGTATAGCTACTAAAATTGCCTAATGGGTTTTCTAATCTTTTACCCGGTGCTTCTTGTTTTGGTAATCTTTTAGCAGTGATGGTCACAGTTCCAAGGTCATTCCCGACGCCGGGGGTATACACCGCAGTAGAATTAGTTGAGTTTTGTGCACCTGATTTATCAGTATTAACATTTAATCCATTTTGATTATTTTTTTCTACACCGCTATCATCTTGGGCGCCACCACTAGCGGCATAATTTTCATTTTGCTGTGTAGTTTGTGTTGTGGGGCCTTGTTGTTGAGTTGCTACAGTAGTTGTTTTATCTACAGGAGCATCTAGCGGATCAGGTGCAGGTGCTAAACCTGTTTGAATTGAACCTATTAATTGAGCATCAGTTGATATTTCTTTTAGTAATGCATTACCAGCATCAGTGTTGTTTGGACCTTGACCACTTAAGAATGCTTGTCCTGATAAATCACTTCTGTAACCTAAGTCTACTCCGACTCTAGCTAAGCCAGGACCGTTCATTATCACACGACCAACAGGTGATGATGAGTAAGTATATCCGTTAATAGTTATTGGACCAGCCATGTTAGATTCCTAACACTTGTTTCAACAAATCTAATTTGGGTAAATAAATCCCTGTATCTGTAATGAAGTCTCCGTATGGGTCTGCTAATGTATTTGGATTACGCTGTGCAAATACCCACCATAACCTGCTATCTGTGTATAAATCATACGCTAGCATATCAGGTCTATATTGATAGACCGGTGTTATTTTCCAATATACATCAGAGGGTTGCATAGGTATACCTCTGTTAATCATAACATCTAAAAATTTACTATTTACAATACTTGTATTGTAATAAGGACTAGATGCAGAGTAGATTCCATTAATAGTTGCCATTACCAAATACCTCCGCCTTTACGTTTTGTTCCCTGCAATAATGCCCCTGAACCATAATTTGGCTTAGGTCCATTTAAACTAAAGGTGTTACTAATATCGTTACGTGTAACGATTGGTATAGCTGTGATTGTTATTTGCATTTTTGTTGGTACATATGTTGGTGTTCTTGTGCCGTCATTACTTGAAAACTGGGGAGGGGCTTGTCCTCCACCTGTAGTTAAACCATTATTAGTTGCACGGTCTCCTGATACGCTATTGCTATTTATTGGTACATTTGATGGTGCTTTAGAAACTCCCGGGGGCGTTGTTGTTGCGCCGGCGCGAATATAATCAACATCTGTTGGTAATGTATATGTAAAGTTAGTAATTGCTAATGGATGATTGTCAAATTGAAATGAACCCAATCCATATAGATAGCATAGAGGCGGGGGTGTACCATTACTTGGATTTTGGTCTTGACCATAAAACATTTTTGTAACGCTACGGAAAAAGTGAATCACTGCTAATAGGTAATTTGCTTCGGCAGTATCTTGTGCAGTAAAGTCACAAGTTATTGAAATGTTCTCTACCGAGCTACTTTTATACTGATAAATCTTATAGTTACTGTGTGTTAATTCAGTTGAATCATAGCTTGCGGCATATTGAACTGATATAGCAGGAGTGTAGGGAAATATAACACCATCTGTAGCCGCTAATGGTAATAATATGCCTTCATTACCTTTGTTTTTATAGAGATACGTAGCTCCGGGGGCCAGTGCTAGTCTAACACGCCAATCACCTAGCTGTGCAAAGTTTGCCGCATCCTGTTGTGTGGCTTGACTTTGTGTGTTTAATTTAGGCGCTTGTAAACCGTTGGCTGGGCTAGGGTCTTCATTTACTTCAGCCGCACGATATAATTCGCCGTTCTTGTAAACGTTACCTAAACTATCGGTTGTATATTCTTGTCCAGGGTCATCTCCGTACCCCGTTGCTGTAGGCGGCTCAGGATTTTCTATAACCTCAGCCGCACGATATAGTTCGCCATTTTTATATGTGTTGCCTAAACTATCAGTTGTATATTCTTCCCCGGGGTCATCGCCATAACCAACAGCAGACTTTGGTTCTACATTCTCTACTACTTCAACCGCACGATATAATTCGCCATTTTTAAATTGATTGCCTAAGCTGTCAGTTGTGTATTGTGCATCTGCTCCGGGTTGTTCGTTTTCTATTACTTCAACCGCACGATACAATACCCCGTCTTTATATGAGTTTCCTAAACTATCAGTTGTGTATTCTGCGGTATCTACTGCATTGGTGTTTTGTACAGAAGAATTAGATGCGTTTGGTACTGCATTTGGATTATCTGCTGGTGGTACCGGAATAGCGGCTGATTCTGTAGGTGGTGGGTTACCTGTAGCTTCTGAAATCGCCGTAGCTTGTTTTGATTGAGCTAATACGTCTTGGTATGCATCAGTGCCCGCGCCTGGTAAAAATTTTGCCGGTAACTGTTGAGTAGAAGTGTCTATTATTGAACCGGCTTTACGAAAGGGCGGATCATCTCTACCAGCGGTTACAGTAGTTGTTACGCTATTAGTTACGGTATCTAGTACTATATTAAAAACAAAGATACCGTCAGCGGAGGTCTTCGTACTCGTATATTTTGGCATAATATGTTGTTATCCTTATATGTATTTAGCATAAATAAAGAGTGCTATTTTTAGTGAATTCAACCAAAACATGTTGCATTCTCGCAACAAAAAGTGTTACAATGTGTCTAACACAATAACGGAGAATTATGTCATTACCCAGCAAAAAACCTGTAAACTATCTTAATAATAAAGATATTTTAAAAGAAATTCACGAAAGCAAAACTACTTACTGTCACTTTACAAAACCTGAATATCATCGTTACGACTTTATCGTAGATATGCCGCAGGATAGTATTGAGAACAGTTTAGAATATGCTTTCAAGCCAGAATCAATACAACAAGCTAAAGAAACACGTGCTACTCGTTTATCAGTAGAAACAGGAAGTAAAGTTGATCCAGATACAATATCAACAAATGATTTAGTTTTTAGAGTAATGAATTGGGATCATGTTCCAGTTGCCCCAAAAGTACCAAGAAAAAATGTGAAAAAGAAAACAGCAAAAGATATTTTTGAGTTTGATGACATTGTGGATCCTGATGAGATTTTTGCTGACTTAGAAGACGTTACAACTAAAAAAGAAGTTGATGACATGGTTCATGTCAAGGTTAACTTTCCCCCATTCCAACATTATAAAGTTGACGAAAATAATACATTTTATTGTGTGGGCAAAAGTCATTGGGAAGGTGATTTAACTACAGGTAACTTTAATAAAGACCATGGC